CGCGATGGTGAGCACCTGACCGATGAGCTCCTTCAGCTTAGAGTTGAACTCATCCCGCGTTGCGCCCTCAGACTTGAGCAGGCCCCACGAGCCATCATCGAATACTGCCATAGCAATATCTCCCTTGGTTGGTTGGTTTACGATTTCAAACAGCGAATGTTTCACGTGAAACATTCCGAGCCCGGCGGGCTGAGTAGTCCGCGCACACAGGCGCATCAACCCATTTCGAGCTACCCTACTATTCTACAGGAGTCCTCCCATACCGTCCATGTGACATATTGTCGCAGGGTTCAGCTGAGTATTCCGCGCGCGCGGGCGCGAGCTCATCAATGTTTCACGTGAAACATTGCGAATTAGAATCATTCTAAAGTGTTTTTCTACTTGATTTATGTGAGAATGATCCCATACTAATTTGGCATAACTTGGAAAAGGAAACCAAATGTACATCACAACTGAACAACGCAGGGAGCTCCTGCGAGGCCATAACGAACTGCGGGCCGCGGTTACCCACGCAGAAGAGATGAAAGACATCAACCTGTCACATCTCTCGCAAATGGAAGACCTCGTCCATAAGCTGCATTCGATCCTGAAATTCGCGCCAAGCGTCGGTGACGACGGACGGCCACAATTCTGGGGCGACTGGGTGCTGGAAGAGGACAATCCCGATGACAACGCCGGCGAGTGACACGCGCATCGTCTACGTGTGCGACAAGCTGCGTGAGCTACAGCGCCTGTTCGGCGATCTGTGCTTCGATCCCAACACACCACAAGACGAAATTGACAAGGTGTGGAAACAAATCCAGCATTGGAAAGCACTCAAAAAGGAGGGTATCGACTATGTACCAAGTTTCTGAGCCCGCGGACATCAATGCCGCTAACTACGAGGATGGACTGCAAGACGGTCGTAACGAAATCCGTCAACAAATGCACAGCCTCGTCGAAGCCGCATATAGCATTGTTCAACCGCACGTCCTGTCTAAAGCCGAATGGAAACTGATCCACGGCGGCGTGTACGATGACATCAGCTACATCATGTACCGAGCTCACCTCGAAAAACTGAAAAGAGGTGTGAAAAGCGGTTGACGGACCGCGGACCATGGACTACGGTTCTTGGTAACAGTAAACATTCTCCGTTTATGTTGGTTGGTTGAATACGGACGCCCCGCTTTGAGTTTTCAGAGCGGGGCGTTACGTTGTTACACTTTTGAAAACAGAAAAAGTTACGCTGTAACCGTTGGTGAGCAAGGGGTGTACAGTGATTGAAACTTATATATAGGGAAAAAACAAAAAAAATAATTTTTTCTGCTAAATTCGGTGTGAAAAATGTGACAAATGTAACACCGTTGATTTTCCTACATAAAAGAAGGATATTTCGTTACTTTTTTGTGTTACACCATTTTGAAAGTGTAACACCTTGCCTCTCTGGGATATTTACCTTAGTTTTTAGAAACGTTCTAAATAAGAGGCAGGCATGGAAATCGTCAAAGCAAAGCCCCGCGGACGCCCGCGTCTCACTGCGGACTCTCCTCTGACAGACCGGCAGCGCAAGTTTGTAAAAGAGTTTGTCGCGCATGACGGCATGATCACCAAGAAGCAAGCCGCAATCAACGCAGGCTATCCTGAAAAAGCGGCGTCGGTGAAAGCCTCTGAACTTACGAATCCTCACTTACACCCGAACGTGGTAAAGGCGATCAAGCTGTATCGTGAAGAGCTCAACGAGCAGTATGGCATCACCTATCAACGCCACGTTCGGGACCTTCAGCGCATCCGTGACCGGGCCCTGCAAGACGGCGCATATTCTGCTGCTGTTCAGGCGGAGTACCGCCGCGGGCAAGCGCACGGTGATATCTACATCAGCAAATCTGAAGTCCGGCATGGTTCGATTGACAGCATGAGCCGTGAGGATGTGATGAAAGCCCTAGAGGAACTGAAGGACCAGTATGGAGCTTCCATTATCAATATCACGCCCGTCGAAAAAGAAGCCGAAGAATCTGGAATCGACGTTCTACCAAGCCCTGAAGAGAAATCAGAAAAAGCATCGTCCTGACGTTCACTTTACTCGTTTAGAAAGCTGGGCCTCGCAGGGTGTTCCGGATCTTGTCGTCTGTTCTGAAAGCGGGCGCTTTTCTTTTTGGGAGCTCAAGACGACGTCCGGCAACGCGGTCGCCCTGTCCCCGCACCAAGTCTCTTGGCTAACTCAACACCAGCACTCCCCTGCCTTTGTTCTGGTTCGCACGAGCTCGGACGAAATACACGTATACGCGGCGGCACAGGCGGTCGAGCTCCGTGAGCGCGGACTCATGGTCGAGCCCCTTTCGTCTTTTAAAACTCCTTTTGACTGGCCCGCCCTTTTCCGTTTGACAATAGCCACCTGAGAGCTATCTTATACGCACCAACCAATGGAGGTGTGTATGAAAAGAGAATATAGCGTGTCCATCGTGGCGACGAATTGGGTTTCTGTAGAAGCGAGCTCAGAGGATGAGGCGGCAGAAAAGGCGCTTTCTTTGGGCGTTTTTGAAACTCTCGACGGCGCTGACTACAACGTAGTCAGCATATCTGGTCCGGTCGATCAGCCGCCGCCGGAGCCGCCCAAAACAAAATCCGTCAGGATTCGTTTTACGCGAACTGAAACATTCACGCGGGATATCGAAATCGGCGAGGAACTGTTCGATCAGAACTACAACGAAGAAGACCTTTGCCGCGACATTTACTATCAACTGCGGGAAGAAGATGATTTGTTCGTCGGCCAGATACCGGACGACTGTGACGAAAAGGTCGAGCTCATAAAAGAAGAAAATAAAACGTATATTATCCGTGATACAGAAAGCGGCGATATATACGAATTGACGTTGGCAATGATTTTGGACGAAATCAACCGGGACCGAACAGAAGAATGGTCGCGGTATGACGAGACAGATTGGCGCGAGGGTTTGGCGGAGTTTACCACCTATGAGGTCGTCGCCGACTAATGTGGATTTTATCGCGTCTTTATTATCTGCTGTTTTGGGGCCAATCTAACCCGGACAAAATCCGCAAGCGGTACGAAATCAAACGGACGCCGCGTCATAGAAAATGAAATTAGGGCAGGCATAACGCTTGCCCTTTTTTATTTGCGCTTTAATATGGGATACATCCAACAAATGCGGAGTTTTAAAAAATGCTGAAAACTGTCGAAATGTCCCGCGCGGACAAAACAAGCGGAATTGCCGTGACCTATCGGTCGGGCGCAGAAAACATGTTCGGCACGTGCCCCGCCGACTGTGAGCTAAACCCAAGCGGCACCGGGTGCGGCCCGGTTCAGATAGACGTCGAATATTTAAAGGCGCTTTTAAAAGCGAAGCCGCGCCGCGGTTACAGTTTCACGTATAGCCATTTTAACCCGATGGCATGGGCGCACTATTTAGAGCCCGAAAAAACCGTGATTAATTACAGCGCCCCGACTCCCGAAAAGGCGGCGCACTGGCACCTTTCCGGCGTTCCGTCGGTCACCGTAGTCGATCCCGGTTACTGGTACGCCGGGACGCGTTTGGAATTTCAAACCGGATTAGCTGGCGTCGGCAAATATCGACATGCGGGCGGCGTTCGGATTGTTCGCTGCCCGGCTGAATATCTGGACCGCGTCGGCTGTCAAAATTGCGGCGGCAAAGATGGCCCGCTTTGTGCGCGTTTAAACCGTGATTTTGTCATCGGGTTTACCGCGCATGGCGCGGGCAAAAAGAAAGCCGCCGATCCTGACCAGCGCGGCGGGTGCTATGCCGCAGGCGGTAACGTCGCGATGCATTGGCGGGCCATGCCCGGCAAGCCGCAGCCCCGCCCCGATCCGGAAGCGGTCGCGCATTTTGTAAAGACGCTACCGGCAACCGCCATCGTCCGGCATCACGTCGCCGGGGACATCGGCGCGGAATAGAGCCCGCCCCGATCCGAACCAGCCCGCCCGCCTTCCCGGCGCGGCGGGTTTTCTCTTTTTAAAAATCGTTTTGCTTTCTCGGATTTATCGCGTAATGTGTCAAATGATCAGGCGAGATTTGTCAGGTCGGGATTTTTGGAGCCAGTGCCCCGCTTATCCCTTGCCCCTTTCAGGTTGACGTTCGCACCACCCGCACCCGTGCTGATCCGGGCCCGCCGCAGGGTTCCACATAGCGGCCACATATTTTGCAAAATCCAACCCTTTCCAAAATGGAGAATGAAAGATGTTGATCA